GGAAGGGTCAGTTCCTGTTCACACAGGCATAGCCAGCAGGCTGGTTTCACATTGTCGATCAGACACTATACGATCGCGACGCACCAAGTTCCGTCGTAAACCCTCACTTGGACTCATTTACAGTCGCTCTGACTTTACTCGTATAGGGCGAGTGTGTATTTAGCCCCTTCATTCAGGGGTACCCTATCCTTCGGTCTCAGGCCTGGGCACACACAGGTCAATCTCCCAGCTACAGCCGGCCCACCGCCTACAGACTAGAAAGGCGATGAACGGTCTACACCTATGAGCAGGGTAGCCGGCACGGGGTAGTGGCGCAGATATGGGCGGTTTCCACAAACTATCCGCGGGCGGATAGTCAGGAAAGGGTGTTCCGCGCACCAGGTAGAGGTCCCATCATGGAAGATGGGGAAGTCCTGCCAACACTCATACAGGACTTTCGGCCAAACAAAGGCCCACCTCCACCCAGCCCATTCGAATCTGCGGCGGAAAAAGAAAGAGGAAGGGGATCTACGGGTCCTGTACCAGGACGTACGGTCGAGCAACCGTTCCAGAGGACGAACCTCCTTCCCAAGCCACTCATTTGTATTCTCCCTCTGTAGCCTGGCGCTAGCAGAGGTAATAATACCGTAGAATCTTTCTCTTGGAGGTGGGCCGATAATCACCTCGACCGACCTCCGAACGCCTTTCTCTAGGATTGGGGCCCCGCCCAACACGGCGGAGTCCCGGAACCAACGCTTTCGAATAAGTTGCTTCCGAAGCCAGGGAGTTAGGCACCCGACACTGCCTAAGACGCCCCGGAGGGCAATCTCGTGGCGGAGCATAACAATGACACAAAGGACATTGCCACGCCGAAACCCCACGAGAGACCTGACTACTTCAGCAAGTAAGTCACCCGGCTCCGTTCGAGCAGGACGAAGAAATCCCAAGGTCGCCTTCGCCACCATACGGTGGTTCAAGTTATCGTATGACTGGCTGTTTAACTCCAGCCATCTACTGCTACGACCTGTTTTTTCTTCATTAACGATGAATCCGTATCTCGAGGTAACAGACTTCCACGTACGGAAGAAAGCCTCATCACCACAAAAGATACAATCATCACCGTTGAACCTGCCCTTGCGGCTCCGATCACACTCATTTCGGATATCGCAGGCGATATCCCAGCTGCACTTATTGAGAAGGCAGAGGATAGGGAAACTGATTAGGTTACCCATCATCGACCCTCTTTTTATGGGGTAATGCTCCCCAACCAAACAGCTGTTTGTTTTGAAACGGATGTTATCGAAACTTCCGAGCAACACACTCCTTTCCTCCACCGTTAATTCCGGGCTCTTCGAAATCTCGTCGACTATGACGTCCACAGACTCCAGGTAGATGTTATCAGTCGCGGCGGTATAATCGCCACTGATATAGAGCTCACCTGGACGCAGATCGCGACCGATAGTCTCGAAGTCCCCATGAGTAACATCCCCACGGACGCACCACCCGAAGGAGGTGATGTGATCGTACAGGGCGTTATGAACCGGGGTTAACACGCGCTTAACCTCGGCAGACTGCATAGTAACAGTCCGGAATTTTCCTTTCGTTTTGGCGATACCCAGGCGGACCGCCCCCCAATCACCGGAGTAATTGGAGGGACCGCAGGCTAAGGTACCACCATCCCTACTTCGTACTTCATAACACCCCTGCTGGTCAGGGATATACTCACCAAGAAATGGCTCCCTCCATTCCGCGCTCCTCACTGCCTCGAGCCGCCTCCCCCAACCGCTAATGTTTTCTCTCACTGCCTTCCGCAGTTCCTCGAGATCACACGCGCTTGGCCGATCGGAGAGTGGCACGTCCCTAGAGACGTGTACCATCCACTCCCGTTTCGCCTGACTCGCCAGACCGCGATCACACTCTTTACAGCGGACGTCGAAAATCCGCTTTGTGGACTTCAGAGCCAACCGAAGTCTACCCGAAGTCCTGGAATGTGACCCGTACCGTTCCAGGCACGACTTGATCCAACGATCCCATGAGGTGCGTAGGGAAACGCAAGAGCGCCTATCATCAGATAGGTAAGAGTACTCGGGAATTCTAAGGAATTCTAGCACGAGTACAGCTCTTGCGTTTTTCAACGCCTTTTCTAGTGACCCTGCTGCAGGGCAGCGGGCGCCGGAATAACCTCCAACCGAAGAGGCTGGCCTTCTTCCTTTGACCAATGTCATTACCGAGAGAGGTAATGCACAAGTCGGAGTCCGT